CAATGAGTGTGCCAGGGTTTGAACCTAGACAGTCCACCGCTAATCCCTTTCGGGGACGCAGCTACTCACACTCACCGACAATCCGGGGGATCATCAGGAATCGAACCTGATGAAAAGCACCCCCCTGCGTGGAACCATCCACACGCCCGGTTGCACAACCGAAAATCGAAACCATTTAGCCTTCGCAGCCACTGTGCGAATGCCCGTCAACAACGATGTCTCCATCGCGTCACTGCGACACCCTCATGTATTCATGCAGTCCTCCCCAGTTACCCGGGGTAGGAATCGTTCGTTTCCTAGAACGTACCAACTGTCGAACGAATCGACCACACTGGCACGAACCCGATACATGAGCCTCAATACATTCATCGTACGTGAAGCACACCGCCGCACCATTCACCAGAGGATGGTGATGCGACGGTCACGTCCGCCCTACTAACTAAATGGTCCCCTTGACAAGAGTCAACGCGCTTCGCTTCGGCAGCGCGTCCACTTCCACCCAAATCATCTGACTCTTCGCCCCCCTGACCCGTCCAAAAACGGACGTGTCCCTTCTGAGATTCACCCACTTCCATATCTGCGATCTGGTCATACGTAACATACGACGTACCCGGAGAGAGATCAAGCTCCCCAAGCCGTAAGGGCTGACGCCCTCACGAATCTTAGACATTTTAGCGTCCTCTGAGAAGGAGGAATTCGTAAAGTCGGAAAACCAAGCGTGATAAACACAAGCAGCTGACCAACGCTGCTCCCAATCGCGAATACTCTCTTTTGAAGAGATCCACGACTTAGGCACTTGCTTCCAACCCTGAACAGGGATCCGACTATCAACAGTCGGAATCAGAGGCTCATCTACTTGTTCAAGGTAGAAGAGCTCCCTAAACCAGAGACCGGAGTCCCGAATTTCCTGCTCACCAACAGCCAACCCCAATCCCCTTGTCACAGACCGACGACTCGCGTGAATTGCCTTCTGATTACGGAGGAGAAACTCGGTTCGAACAACCGAACGTCTCATACCACCGTACCCAGCGCACGCTGAATAGAACCTACCATTCAGCGAGCAAATCTGCTCTGACAAAGACCCCTTAGGGTAAAGTGCGGAGGACCGCACAAAACCGACAAGCCTGGCCCCACCTGAGCGATGGGACCAAAAAGGAGTAGAGTTAAGGGTAAAAGCACGAGAGTGCTTCAAGGTTTTCCCTAAACTCAAAGTCAAACCGCCCTTAGCTACATTACATTCCCAACGAGCACACTCGTCGGGCGTCGCACGAAAAACGATATCGTCGCCATTGATCCGAACCGGCACAGGCCGACGGATCGAATACCGAAACGTGATGTAGTTTACCAGGCATAACAATGGGAAAGAAGTTAGTTGTCCCATGAGTTGTCCACGTTGCTGTACAAACAGCTCGTTGGTACCATCGTAGCCTAGACGAGAGCTATAGATGGAAAGAGCGTGCTCACAAATACCTTGTGGAATGGTACTTGATCGCTCTAACAACTCGGAAAGGATTGCTTTTTGGAGACCAGCATTTAAATTGTCAGTGGCGCTTTCGTAATCGCCACTTACAAAGATCTCTCCCTCCACCGGAGAGAAATCTTTGAATCTTGCTGCTTTCGCGTCTCCTCGAAGCAACCAATCCATGCGGGAAAGGTGCGAGTACATGGCTTTGTGAAGCGGACGGAGAGCATTGTCAACCCGAGGGGGGATTGAAATGATCCTCCACTTTCCACCCGTGTCTATAGCCTGTACTTTAGAAACCCCGCGGGGTCGTGGTGCAACTGATGAAATAACATAGTTAGTAAAATCAGCCCTCTGCTCCCTCGATTGAACATCGAGGCCACGACCTCCACCCGCCTTTCTACCACTCTCCGCAGACGAAGAGTGACTCAAGACGTTTGTCAACGCGTGATCAACGTAGGTACGGTCCCAACCGAATTGGAACAGCTTTCTTGTCAACTTCAAAGCGAAATCCATGAAGTCTGGGTCAGGTGCACTCTGAGGAGTGCACAACCTACGAACATACTCGTCAACCCGGGGTTTCTCCCCTGGCAACGTTTTCCTAAAAAGGAACAAAGAGTGCGCAATCCCGAACCTGGATTGCGCCGACAGGCCGCACAGATCAGCCCGCCACAAATGATCTTTCTCACCTTCAATCAGTCCCGTACAGAACTTCTTGATCTGTTTCGGAGACTCGAGTTGAGGCCTTGCTAGAGAACAGTTATACAACCGTTCTAAGCACGCCACAAACGACTCGAATTCCTCAAGGTGATGTGTTAGTGAAACTGCTGAACCAGTGGTTTTATCAACAGCTACCCGATTTACGCCGGCCATAAGATGGAGCGTAAGGAC